CTGGAAGATGATTAGGCCATCGCCATGCCGTGACTTGATCTGGCTCTCTTGTACCTCAAAGTAATCCTGCACGCCAAGCTGTTCTATCTTTAGCTCCAGCAAACGCTTGACGGATTGCGATAGCGACTTCTGTATTTCACGCACGCAAACTGTTCTGCGCCGCTGATCCATAACGTGCGCTTCGATAACCATTTCCGCAAAGGCATGGCTCTTGCCTGAACCACGCCCACCATGTGCGCCTTTATAGCGGCTAGGCTTTAGGAATGGCTTGAACCATCGCGGTGTTTTAATCTTCAGCGTTGTCATCAATCACTTCACGCTGGATGTGTGTAACCAGATTGCCTGTGAGATTCAGCTTGGATGGAGCGTCAAGGCCAATCATTGCGTTGATAGCTTTTACAGCGTTCACTTTGTCGCTTGGCTTTGCGTCAGAGTCCAATCCCTTGGCTATTGTGGACAGAACATCAAGGCTGTCTGCCATCGTCCATGTAACACGTTCAGCGACTGCTGCTTTAAGTTCTGCAATCCTTGACGAAATGTTGACGTCAGCCATGAGGCGCGATGCGTTTTGATGAACGCTTTCTGGCTTGGTTGCTGGCCTAACATTAAATGCGGCTCTGTAAGCATCCGCTTGGCTTTTGCCTTGCGATATTTCTTGAGCGAATCGCTCTTGTTTTGGTGTCAATGCCATCTGTCTCAGCTTCCATAAAAGGTCTGGTGCTGCCAGTATAGAGACTATGGTTCATTAGGGCAAGGCTTGGATAAACATATCGCCTTGTCGCTGCGCTTTATCTAATCGTTCACAAGCAAGTTGGAAATAGGCTTCGTTCTGTTCAACGCCGATAAACTTGCGGCCTGCCATAACGGCGGCAACGCCTGTTGTTCCCGAACCCATAAATGGATCTAAAATTGTCTGCCCCGCATCTGTGAAGTCTGCAATTATTTCGGACATTAAGCGACGCGGCTTTTCAGTAGGATGCCTACCAGTGCGTTCAGCGTTGTTAACCAAGTGCGTATAAACACCACGCTTGCCACCAGCATTCCATTTAGCGTGGCCTGTACCTGCCCATGCACAAACAAAGTTTTCAGCGCCTTGTGCTGGCCCCTGCCCATTAAGCTGTGGCGTAGAGTCTGGCTTTACCCAAACACAAGCTCGTTTGTATTTCATAGGGCTAGCATTAATGTGTTCAGCCCATTGCCACACTCCCTCAACAGTGCAGAAAGCAATAAACCATCCTTGGCAAATGTCAGATGACGTAGCTACAAAAGGCTCACGAATATCGTCAATTGCGTCAAAGTTTATTTCTTTTAATTCCGGCCCCGAGTCTTTCCGCAAATTGGAAAGATGAGCCTTAGCTGCGTGTAGTGATGCTTCATAAGGCGGATCACAGATAATGTGGTCAACAACGCCAATCTCTGGCATGATGTCCAAGCAGTTGCTAAAATAAAGCGTGGCGTTGCCAATGATGACAGGCTCAACCATTCTCTAACTCAATCAGCTTTGACAGATAGTGCTGCGCCTTCATCAAATCCTCAATCCCGTTCTTGTCACGATAGCGTGCCAAGTACTTTATGCAGTTCCCTTGCAAATATCCTGAGAAAGCTTCTTGAGACATCCAGGACTCCATTGCTTCCCAAGGCTGAACGCTCTTGGATGCGTAATGGTCTCCGCCTACCTGATGTGAATTAATATTCTCCATCATCTTCCTCCTCGTCGTAATCAAACGGATCATAGCCCTTTAACATTGCATCGACTGCAACCATGATTGGCCCAGTGATACGCACCTTGCCAGCTTCCATCTTGCGAATGGTTGTGCCGCCATTGTCTGGCGATAGGCGAAGCGCGTCCGCCATCTCGTTTACGCTGTAGCCCATGTAGGCCCTGGCTAGTTTAAGCTTTGCTGGCGTCATGCTTCTTCCATCTCTGCTGCCGCTGCCATCTTCTGCAGTGAGTGAACAATGGTGCTGTGATCGCGGTTCATAATTCTTCCAATCTCTGTGGTTGAATAGCCCTTGCCTCTCATCCACACAACGCATTTGCGCCTTACTTCTACCAATGGCTTCAGTTTGCTTCTGCCTAGAATGTCTTCAAGTGTGTAACCGTGTAATTCTGCAATGGCATCAATCTCTGCTAAATTACGTTCTCTGGGCGTCATGAGGCTTCCTTGTGGAAAATTCCGTCAATCATTTTGCCCTTACGGTCTTTGATTTCCTGCCATGCGCCATCGATGCAATCTTCAATCTGCATACCGTTCTGTGCAGCCATGATGGTTAGCACAACAACCATATCTCCAATTGCGTCCGCAAACTCTATGTCGTTCTTTTTAGCGATAGCGTTAGCCAACTCTCCAGCTTCCTCGATCAGCTTTACGAATTGGCTTTTCAGGTCGCTGCCTTTGATTAGGTTGCGATCTTCAGCCCAGCCACGAATTAAATCTGCATACAGCATTAGATTGTGTCCTTTTTAACAAAGCGGCCTGTCTTGGAATCGCGCAGTGAAGCGTTGCGTTTCAAGGATAGCAATTCCGTTGTGTCCCTTGTCCATGCGTTGCGCCACCAAGTGCGGTCAACGTGCGTTTGCCATAGGACAAGTAGCGTTATGGCTTCCAGAGCCAGCAGTGCAATGATTGCGATTTCATATTGGTTCATTTAATCCTCCATATTGACGAGGCCTAGCCTCTGGTTATGCGAACGTGAACTGACGTTCGTGAAAGCAGTGAGCGAACCAGCGAGGAGCTGGATTGCTGCTAATTAGATCAGCAAAGAACGCATATTCTGCATTACCTTTGCCATCAAAGCGAAAGCAACGATCGGAAGGCTGGCGCTCATCAGCGTCAGTGACTTCGATGAAAACACCGTCAGCGAGTGTGGAAAACTTTACTAGCATTAAACTTACTCCTTAAAGGCGAGGCATTGCCTCCGTTGCTGTTGCACCCTCATAGTCTTGGTGATTTTATATGTAAAGCACTTTTTTCAATAAGATGCATTTTTATTTAATATGAAAAAGGCTCTTGACATTAATGTTTCAATCTGCTATATAATGTGCATCAGCAAGAAACACCTTGTTGATGGGGCCTCGCCCCGCTCTTTGACAATTTGGAGATTGAAATGAATTTAAAAGACCTACGCGCACGCGCTGCAACCATTGGTATTCGTATTGAAGCTGAACGCTTTGATATTCCAGTAGACGGAAACTTTTGGGGATATTGGCTGATTGATGAAAAGACCAATGATGGCGTTTGGGACGATGAAAATTATTGCTCAAACCACAAAGAATTAAGCGATTCGCTTCGGCAGCTTGAATTTGAACGTGGTGTTAGATTCAAAGCAATGATGCCTTTCTAGTAAAAGATGGCCCTGCCTTAATCGGTGGGGCCATTTTTATTTCTGCCATTTTGCGTGCGCGATGGCTTCAAGCGCCCAGGCTTCCGGCGCTCCAGCATACTTACCTTTGGCCCAGTGCTTGCGTATATCATCCATAGATAGCTTCCCAGCTTGATATCGAATCAGGTCGCACATTAGATTCGTTGCTGCGCTTCCGTCAGCCTTGGTCACCTGACAATATACTCCCCATCTACAATGCGAAGGTAGCCGCGATCTTCAGCAATCCGTAACCAACGCTCTGGCTTGTCTGTCAGATCGACAGGCTCACGGCATCGCAGCGACATAATAAATTCCTCGAACCTTGCTTGCGTGTTATTCAAACAGATCCGAAGCGCCTTGTCCTTTTTGGTTGTTCGCGGCGTGTAGCTATCCAATATCTGCAAACACTGGCGCGGCGTCGGGAACCAATCAAGTTCCTTGCAGACGCGCTCAGTCATGTAGCTAAGGGCTTCTTTCGTGTATCCGCCAAGAATCCTGGCATAGACTGCCGTCCGCATCTGTCCGCTTTGCTCGTCGGTGTTCTTGCTTGGCAGGGTTGCCTCAATAAACTGAAGCTGCTTGGCAAGCTCTTTGGTTTCGACTGGGATGTTCTCGACAGGCATCGATAAGGCAATCGATCGTAACTCATCGCATTCTGCTATTGAAAGCTCAGAACGGCTCATCAGTTCGTCCATCCGCGACGTATCGAAGTGCTGCGGCAAAGCCGTTTTGGTTTCCATGTTGACGAGTTGCCCGATTTGCTGTGCCATTCTTCTTTCCCTCTACCCAATCTGATTTGAATCCCTGCCATCCTCGTTCAATGGCTTCCGTAATTGCGGCCTCCAGCGTCCATCCCGCCTTTGCAGCTTCACGCTCAATGCCTTTTAATGCGGTTTCGGTGAAGGCTGCTTTGCGATGGTTCTTCCAATCCTTCCAAAGTTGGTCACAAAATCCATCAGGCTTGGCAGCGGAAACGCTCCTGCGTTTTGCTGTTAATACGTTAGTATTAACTTCTGTATCTGTATCTGTATCTGTCTCTTGGCCCGTTACTGAAACGTTTCGTTCCCGTTTCATAGCGTTATGCTGCTGTTTTTCCCTGTATCTTTTTACACGGTTTGTGCTGCTATCGCTTTTGTATTGCAGTTCATCCCAAGCAACTGGTGACAGGTTTTCATCCACCAAATTGACCTCTTGCAAGCGCCTTCCAATCTCATCTAATTCACGCAACTGCACGCCTAACTTGACGGCAATTTTACGCGATCTGAGATTATCATTTGGCGTGTCCAGAAGGCCATCAGCCTTTAGGCAGCATAGAGCAACAAAGTGCCAGCGATCCTCGAAAGCTAACAGGCGCAGCTTTTCGTCATCAACTATTCGGTGATATAATCGGAACCATTGTAAGCCACTCATGACGCAAACCCTTGCGCGATGGTTCTGTGGCGTGTATTACTAAACATAGCGATGCCTTTCCACTCTAGGCGTTGTTAGAGCGGGTCGAGTGCTTTTTGCTTTTTCAGCACTCCCCGCTCGCTCTTACATAACTCAAAATCCACATTTGTAAAAGCATTTTATGGCAGCGTTGACAGCCAATACGCTGATAGCGTATTCTGTGCGGATTGGTACCTCCTTACCGAAACGAACTTGGGTGGTGTTTGGATTGGGCTTTCTCGGTCGCACCACCCATTTTTATTTTGTCTCACGAAGATCGTGAGTCGGGTACAGCGCCTTAAAGACAGCGCGGCGCAAGGGCCAATCTCTGACCACGACTCCCTTCACTTCGTGAGTAATTAACATACCGTTTTCCACATATTCAAAGTCAGATTTATAAGCAACGCGCCTACCATTAGGATGCTTTAGCTGCTTGCCATTGATGACAAAGTAATATGTTGGGCTAATCATTAGGTCGCTAATTTTGCCAGCAGCTTGCAGATCGTGAAGCTCGTTGCACGTTATAGCCTCACGTTTGCTGTCATGGGTATGACCAGCATTGCACTGCGCTTTAACAGCACGATACTTTCCGAAGCGACTCATGCGTTAAGCTTCTGCTCTATTAGGCGATCGAGTGCGTCATTGGCTGCAAGCCATGCGCCTAGCTGTGGTTCAGTGCGACCACTTTTCCAATTCGACAGCGTGACGCGGGTGATGCCAGCTTCAATTGCTATCTTGCAAGCCCTGATTTTATGCGTCTTGGCGTAACTAAAAAAGTTCGCAATCTCGTTTTCTACCTGGGTCATTTTAAACTTTCTTTGGGTTGTGGATAAAAAGAGCTTTTAATCTTCTGCAAATTAGTTACAAGGGGTTTGGCAAATAAAAGGAGATACCACAATGCCAGTACATAAAAAGCTTAACGAAGCGCGGATTGCTTTCCACGCATTACCGCTGAAAAAGTCCGGCCATAATACTTTTGCCGGATATAAATATTTCGAGCTTTCCGACTTTGTGATTCCAGCCCTTCGCATCTTTAACGATGTCGGATTGTGCGCGGTTATCAGCTTTTCGGAATCCACGGCGTCGATGCACATTGTCGATGTTGAAGATGGAACACAGGTTATTATTCACAGCCCAATGGGATCAGCCAATCTCAAAGGCTGTCACGAGATTCAGAACATTGGCGCTTGCGAGACTTACTCAACCCGCTATCTCTGGACAGCAGCACTTTGCATTGTCGAGCATGACGCACTGGATGCTACCACAGGCAAGAGCGAACCAGCACCACGCGCCAAGTTTATCAGCGTTGAGCAATGTGATGAATTGCACGGCTTGGTATTTCAAACCAAGACCGACATGGCGTTGCTCTGCAAGCATTACAAAATCAGCGCACTCAACGAATTGCAGGAAAGCCGCTTTGATGCGGTTAAGGCTGCATTAGAAAAGAAGCTGAAATGACAGACGCAGCTATTATCCAACGCAGCCCTGAGTGGTATGCAGCACGTTGTGGAAGCCTTGGCGCTTCCCAACTAGCAGACGCACTAGCCAAGACAAAATCTGGCTGGGGAGCATCACGCGCCAACCTTCGTGCAACGCTTGTGGTCGAAAGACTCACAGGCCAGCAAGAAGAAGGATTTATCCGCAGTGCAGCAATGCAATGGGGAGTAGACAAAGAAGAAGAAGCCAGAATCGCCTACAGCTTCATGACAGGCCATGATGTGACTGAGGTGGGTCTATATAAGCATCCTACCATTATCGGCACTCACGCCAGCCCTGACGGGCTTGTGGGCGACGATGGCTGCATTGAGATTAAATGCCCAAACTCTGCCACACACATAGAAGTGCTCAAAACTAATCAAATCGCGCACAAATATATACTCCAGATGCAATGGCAGATGGCTTGCGCCGATCGTCAATGGTGCGATTTCGTAAGCTTCGATCCACGAATGCCAGACCATCTAATGCTTTACATTGCACGGGTGCAGCGCGACAATGATATGCTGGCGACTTTGGAATCAGAGGTTGCCGCATTTCTAGTAGAAGTCGATGAAGACGTAAAAGCGTTATCAAAACTAGGAGACCAATAATGACACAGAACGAAAGAGTTTTCGATCACTTGCTTACTGTTGGGCCAATCCGTCCAATGACAGCATTGAATGACCTTGGCATCTATCGCCTTGCCTCAAGGATTAACGATTTGCGAAAGGCTGGGCATAAGATTAAAACCAAAAAGGTTGAGGTGGTCAATCGCTGGGGCGAATCATCTTACATCGCTGAGTATAGCCTGGAACTTGAAAATGCTGCCTAATCGCATTGCCAAGAAGCCAAAGCGTTCATCGCGCTGGCGCTCGCAAGGTCACCTGAACTTCATTCGATCGTTCCATTGCTCGATTAATGGTTGCCAGGATATGCCGATTGAGTGCGCTCATGTGCGTCTTGGCAGCAATACAGGGATGGGGCAGAAGCCAGACGATTGGCGGGTTGTTCCATTATGCCGTCAACATCATAATCAGCAGCACACAGTTGGTGAGCAAACGTTCTGGAAAGGCATTGACGTAGAGGCTTTGATTGAAGCATTCTGCAAGGCCAGCCCAAAGGCGCGTGAGATTAAAGAGGCCCAAAGCCAATGACGCAAACTGTTTGGCTTCGCGGTGAATATCAAAGACGATTGGCTCACCAGTTGATTGACAAAGCGCCGCAAGACGCAGTTGTTAAGATAAGCCAAGCCAAGCGATCTGATGA